GACCCTGACTCTGCCCACCAGCACCGACACTCTGGTCGGTCGGGCTACCACGGACACGCTGACCAACAAGACTCTGGCCAGCCCCACTATTACAGGCACCTTGTCCGGGGTTGATTTGACTTTGACGGGAAACACCACCCTTGGCGATGCCGACACTGACACCATCACTCAAACAGCGTCCTATGTCACAGGCACTCAGCTTAAATCAGCAAAGACAGCAACCAATACGTTAAACCTTGCCGCTTATGACACAGACGGCGCAGCGTACACAAACCTAATTACGTTGACAGCCAGCACTACTCCTACGCTTGCGTTGACTTCAACAGGTGTTGGCACGATCAACAATATGTCCATTGGTGCAACAACAGCATCAACAGGTGCATTCACAACTTTGTCGGCTACTGGAAACGTAACCCTTGGTGATGCCACCACAGACACTGTGACGGTGAACGGGTACATGGGTGTTGGCGGTGCTGGTGATGCTGGTGAAGGTTTGCGAATAAGCAATTCAGCATTAACAGGCACAACGCAAACTGGGTTACGAGTATCTGCAACGGGTTCTTCTGCCGCAACATCTGTTATTCGTAGCATAACTACGATTCCAATAACAGCGGCGACTGCTTTTACAGTTACTAATATTTATGGCTTGTTGGCTCAAGATGCAATCAAAGGCGCTGGCTCAACCATAACAAACCAAACTGGCATTCTAGTTAGCGACCAAACCCAAGGTACAAACAACTACGGTATTACCAGCGCAGTCACCAGCGGCACAAACAAGTTCAACATCTATGCCAGTGGAACGGCATCTAACTACTTTGCAGGCATTCTCTTGCTTGGCACAACATCTGCATCAGGTGCAAATCTACTTCAAGTAAATTCTGATTCTTTAATCAATGGACTCACAGTAGGCAGAGGCGGTGGTGCTGTGTCCACCAATACTGCGGTGGGTGCAAGTGCTTTGGCGGCTACGGCTACGGGAACAGAAAATACAGGAATAGGTTCTGGTGCATTAGGACAAACCACAGGCGGCGGCGGTAATAGTGCTGTTGGTCGTATTTCTTTATACAACAATACTACTGGCAATAATAATTCTTCTTTAGGTAATAATGCTTTAACATCAAATACCACAGGAAGTAACAATACGGCAGTGGGTATGCAAGCACTTAACAGCAACACCACAGCTTCAAACAACACTGCTGTGGGGTATCAAGCGGGGTATGGCAGTACGACTGGTATCAACATAGTAGCCATTGGTTATCAGGCAATGAATGGCGTAAATACTGGCAATTCAAATAATGCCCTTGGCTACCAAGCATTGTTTGCAAACACCAGCGGCACACAAAACAGTTCCTTTGGAACACAAAGTTTACTTGCCAACACCACGGGTGGCTTTAATACAGCGCTAGGCAACGAGGCTCTTAAAGCAAACACCACAGCCAGCAACAACACTGCGGTAGGTTATCAGTCATTGCTTGCCAACACCACAGGTGCAAACTTAACTGCCATCGGTTATCAAGCCTTAGACTCAAACACTACAGGCTCCGATAACACCGCAACAGGTTTTTCTTCATTGGCGGCAAATACTACCGGCATTGACAATGCCGCTTTTGGTCTTTATTCAGCGGCTACCAACACAACAGGCGGTCAAAATACGGCAGTGGGCCGTGAGTCTTTATATCTCAACACCACAGGCTCTAACAATACCGCTGTTGGTCGCTCTGCTCTTAGGGCCAACACCACAGCCTCTGGCAACACTGCCGTTGGATTTAACGCATTAAATGCCGCAACTACATCTCCATCCAACACCGCTGTAGGTTATCAATCACTTTTAAATGTATCAACAGGTAGCGGCGAAAACATAGGTATTGGTAATCGTGCAGGTGTCGGTCTTACAACAGGCGCACAAAACATCATCATTGGTGACAATGCCGCCGCTAATAGTGCCACTGGTGCATGGACTGGAACAGTTATTGTTGGAGACAATGCTGGCCTCGTTAATACTGCAAGCAACAACGTATTTATTGGTCTCTTGGCAGGTACGGCAAATACTTCGGGAACTATTAACACGGCAGTTGGTCATTCCTCAATGACCGGTAATACAACTGGCGCAGATAACACCGCTGTCGGTAGCAATTCTTTAAGAACAAATACGACTGGTGGAAAAAACGTAGCCGTTGGTTTAAATGCTTTATATAACAACACTACTGCCAGTAACAATACAGCTATTGGCCAAGAAGCACTGGTTTCCAACACCACAGCCTCTAATAACACGGCTGTTGGGTTTCAGGCACTTTATGCTGTTACCACTGCTAGTGAAAGCACTGCTGTTGGTGTGCAAGCAGGTCTTGCGGTAACTACTGGCGTTGACAATACTTTAATTGGAAATAATGCGGGAAATCAAATCACCACTGGGTCTCAGGTTATTTGTATTGGTAGACTTGCAAAAGCAAGTGGAGTTAACACAAATCGTGAAATTGTCATTGGGTATAACTTTGTAGGCCAAGGCAGTTCTACTGTATCCATTGGTGCTGACACGGGCAAGATTTATAACTCATTCACCGTAAACGCCACATGGACTCAGACTTCTGATGGACGGATGAAGAAAAACATCCAAGAAGATACTCTGGGCCTGTCGTTCATCAACCGCCTGCGCCCTGTCAAGTTCAACTGGAAACCTAGCAACGAACTAGACCAAGACAATCCATACTACGCAGAAGAAAATAAGCGGGATACAACAACAGTTATTCATGGCTTGATTGCACAAGAAGTTAAAGAGGCTTTGGATGCAGAAGGGGTAAATACTTTTGCTGGCTGGAATATGGGGGCAGATGGCGTACAGGCAATCAGCCGTGAGATGTTTATAAGCCCACTAATCAAAGCAATCCAAGAACTCAAGGCCGAGGTGGACAGCCTCAAATCTCAACTTAACCAAGGAGCTTAAAAATGGAAATTGAAATCACAGCAGAACAAATCGCCAAGCACTACTCTGCCGCAATGGACAGCGTAAACCTCATCAATGCAGGTCAGCCAGAAGGCATGACAGCAGAAGATTGGGCAGATTGCTTGTCACGCAACAAAGAGCATCTGAAGATCATGTTGGAAAAAGACTTCTGGACAACAGAAGATCTGACTCCATTGCGTACAGCATCAGCATGAGCGATCTTGAAAAAGACTTTGCCGTGCATGAAGCAATTTGCGCTCAACGCTATCAAGCCATTGAAGCAAAACTAGAAGCCGGTAAGCAGCGCATGAAAATGATAGAGATTCAACTCTACATCGTGATTGGCGCTATCTTGTTTGGTCCAGGGGTTGCTGCTGACATCGTAAAGAAGCTGTTGGGGCTGTAAGGATGTGGACCCCATATCGCTGTGTCTTCTTGCCGCCGGGCTAGTTAAGCAAATCCAGGCTGGGTGCGACCTTTATCGTGAGGCGAAAACCCAGTTCATCCAGGTAAGGCAAACAGCAGAGGAGGTCATAGCGATTGGCAAGGAGGCCAAAGGCTTCTTTGCCAAGCTGGTGCAGTTCTTTAGTCCTGCGCCAGCGAAGACTGCGGGTCCTGCTGCGGGCAAGCCCGCCGCAAAGAAAAAAGAACAGTTTGTCGATGTCGACGAGCAGCAAATTTTGAACGATGTCGTGGCCAGGCTCATCGAGTTCTTCCACATCCAGGAACAGCTTGCGGCTCACATACGCGAGGAGGAAGAAAAGTCTCGAACCGTGTACGACCCCAACGCCAACCTCATGGAGGCCGCGATCAAGAGGGTCAGGGCGCAGGACCAGATGGACCAGCTGGTCATCACCATCAGAGAGGCGATGACCTGGAACGCTCCGCCGGAACTTGGTGCCCTGTACAGCAAGGTGATGGACATGCGTGAAATTGTCGGCGTGGAGCAAGAGGCTGCCAGGCTGGCTCAGGAGGCAATCGCCAAAAGGAAACGATGGCAACGTCAGCAAAGGGAAGCCGATCTCAACCTAAAAATCGGAGCAAGCCTCCTGACTTTGGCCCTTATCGTATACCTGTGGATGTGGCTCCTGTGGCTGAAACAAGCGAGGATACTTTGATGGGCATGTTGGGTTGGGTTCTCGCTGTAATTCTCGTGGCGTTCTTGCTGCCGATGCTTGGCTTCCTGTACCTGGACATTCTTGAGGTTAAGCACCAGACCAAGGTCCAGTTGGAGCAAGTGCAAAAACTTAGACGCGAAATTGAAAAACAAAGGCGCGATGATAAGAAGCCTGAGAGCTTTCTTGACAACCGAAGGAGTAAACGTGAATATCTTTGAGATATGGATTTTGTCAGTTCTGCTGGTGCTGGCGACTGGATGCGAAGAGCGTTTTCGCTACCCATGCCAAGACCCCAAGAACTGGGAAACTGCCGAGTGCAAACCGCCAATCTGTACGGCTACCGGCACATGCCCTGAACAACTCACTAAACCTGAACCGGAGAAAAAGTAATGCCCACAGTCGTAATGAATCCAAAGCAACGCCTGAGTGTTGAAGAGATTGAAGTCCGTGTTTGGGCTTTTGTCATCACGGCCCTGATGATTATTCTTTTAGGTTCGGTCGCCATGTTCCTCTACAGCGTCAGCTTCGTGACCCAACCCATGGCGGGCATGGCACCCATCGACAAGGTGTACACGCAGCAAATCTCAACCATTATGGTTTTCATCACCGGAGTGCTGGGTGGCGTTGCCGGTCGTTCAGGCTCTAAAGCAGTGGCCAATGCCATTGCCAAGGCCGAAGCAAATGACGATGATGAACCCCCCAAGCCATAAGGAGCAGACATGGAGCAGACATTGCGAGGCAAGCTGACTTATAGGGTGACCCTGATGGTTGCTTCGACTTTATGTATTGTTGTGTGCGGCATGGTATTTACCCTAATGATGGGGTTGTTTGACGAAAAGGTGGACAACGCCGAAATCTTCAAGCTCATCAGCCCTGCGTTCCAAACAGTGGTTGGCGGGTTCATTGGCTTGTTGGCTGGCATTAAGTTGTCCCATGACGATGAAGAGGTTACTAAGACATGAGTATCTTTAATCCATACGTTCTGCTAGGCGTCGTCTTGGCCATCTTGGCCAGCTTTGGTAGCGGCTACTACAAGGGCGGTCAAGACGAGTTTGCCAAGCAGCAAATGGAGATTGCCCGGCTAAATGAAGAGGCACGGGTCAAAGAGCAGGCGCTTGTCGCTGCTGTTCAAAACCAAACCAATCAACTTGTAAAGGCTGAAAACAATGCAAAACTTGCTATTCAAAAGCGCAACTCTGATATTGATTCTGGCGCTCTCAAGCTGCGGATTCCTGTCAAAGCAGCCTCCTGCCCAGCCCTACCGGCCCCCGCAGATACCCCCGCTCCCGCCGGAGATAGCGTTCAAACAACAGCCGAACTTGACTCAACGACTGCTCGACTTATTGTCGCCATCACCGACCAAGGAGACTCCAACACCCGACAGCTCAACGCCTGCATCGACGCATACAACACCGTCTACCAAACCTT